ACTTGGGTGCATACGCCGTCGAGTTCGTGCGCCTGGTTGTGGGCGAGGCGAAGGGAATGGTTTCCCCGCTCGAGATCAGTGAGTTAGCGGAGCTGTGGGTACGTCCGACGCAAGCGGCGACTGTTGCAGGTTTACACACCGAGGTTCAACCACAAGATGAACCACGCGAGATGCGTGGTTTCATGAAGGGAGAACCAGGGTACAAACCGCGACAGATCGTCAACTGCGACGGCGACCACAATGCCCCGCTGGCCACTTACACGCTTGCGATCATGAACAACCTTAAGGGCAGACACCCTTGGGTTGGATGTGGTCGTACGCCTGTTGAGGTCGAAGAGCGAGTAAACAGTGTTTCCACTGGTCTTTGCGTACCCGACGAGTTGCGAGACCGTCTCAAGTTCACAAAGCTCACAGAAGCCCATGAGGGCGACATCACCAATTGCGATGGTTCAGAGAAACGTTGGCACCGCGACCACATCACTGACCCTATCATGCTCGGACTGATCACTGGGCCCAACAAGCCGTCACTGCGCGTTTTACTACGACAGGAGGCGGCTGGGTTTAAGGTCAAGATGGCAGAGGGGTACAGGTATACGGCCGGGTGGGAACTTATCTCTGGGACCAGCGCCACCACTCTCAAGAATATCTTGAAGGTGGCTTTTGGTGATTTCGTTGCTCTACGCCGCTGTGGGTTGTCAGTGACTGAGGCGTTCTCGTGTCTCGGCGTGTACTGCGGGGATGACTCCGTTTGTGTCGCACTGCCCCTCTCGGGGCTCGCAGAAGCCAGGGTTGTGGCTATGGCAGAATTGGCCATGGACCAGAAGCTCATCGTACGTTTGTCACCGTACCCAGTTTCGTTCTTGGGGGAGTTCCACTATGGCGCGTTTTTCGACGGCGGCCAGCGGTTGCCCGACTTTTGGCGACAGGCGCAGAAATGCCACCTGTCGTGCAATCGTGGGGTCACCGTTGATGTCGCAGCGGCGAACAAGGCCAAAGGGGCACTTTCCTCGAGCACTCTCAGCGATCCGATCCTCGGGCCGTGGTTCACACAGGTGGCTCTCCTTTCCGGAGAGGCATCGGTTGGTTCCATGACACGAGAGGAGCGCTGGAAGCTGGACACGGAGACCACCAGCCACCGCGACCGTTTGGCCCTTCGGTCAGAGGTCGTTGATTTGTGGTGTGACGTCACGGGGGTGGAACGGTCGGAGTTGGATGAGATTGTCGCCGCGATTTGGGCGGCGGAGAGTCTCGACCAGCTTCCCTCGGGGGTACTCGACAACGTGCTGACCAAGAAGTCGCTTTTGCCCGGAACGGCGAACAGCAGCGGAACGGTCGTGCCGGTCGAGGGGCCTGCCCCCGGGCATAATGACCAAAGGCAACAAAGCCAAAGCGGGGCCCAAGGCCCCCGCAACCCCCC